GCAAGCTACCGTATAGACTGTTTAGCCACTGGAAAGGTATTACAAGATTGGACCGCGCTCACGCCCGCAGTTAGTAATGCAATCGCAATAACCGCCACGCACAATGCGATCCAAAACCAAAGCAATAAGTTTGAGAAGAAGCAGCTTACAGTGGCCGCTAATCCAGACACAGCTACTCAAGTACGTGCTGTGGCAACGTGGAAAATAGAGAATATTAGGAATTTCTAATAAATAGGAGGCAAATATGTATGAAGCATTATTTGTAGCAGCTCATTGCTCCATGAAAGAGAATGAGCGTAAGACCAAGGCGAAGCAAGCAAAAATAGCTTTAATGAAAGAGACGTTATCCCCCGAAGAGTTTAAGCAGTGGGAAAAGGACGAAACGGAAGAACGCCGCCATCAAGAGGTTTGTCAGGCAATACGAGCGACTAAACCCGATCCGGTAACAAGTGATTGTTCTGGAGCCGGATTATTTGGATTGGCAGTAGGATTATCTATATAATATTAGGAATTTCTAATGAATACAAAGCCAAGAAAGATAAGCGGTGTTGATGTATTAGGAATAATGGTATGCATGGTAATAATCTACTCATTCGACTATATGAGTTTAGCCGAGCTGGCCTTGTCTTTAATAACTATTCCGTGTGCAATTGTATTCTGGACTATATACGGCGCTTTACTTGATGCTTTACCAAAGTAAGCACTCACTAACATTGCATAATGCAATCAAATAGATAAATTGAGTTAATATGGCAGCAGGAGCACCAAAAGGAAACACAAACGGAGCAAAGGCTAAACTTTGGACTGCGGCAATTAACCGCGCTTTAGATAAAAGAACCAAGCTCGAAGGTAAAGAGGCAATGGATACTTTGGCTGAGAAGCTATTAGTGTTATGTGATGAAGGCAACTTAAGCGCCTTGCAGGAATTTGGTTCACGTATAGAAGGCAAGCCCGCTCAAAGCATGGATGTCAATCTAACTGCAATGTCACATGAGGACGCTCTCGCAGCGCTAGAAGATGGCGCAGACGGCTGATATTGCAGAAAAAGAAATCGCGCTACGGTTAAGATTAAAGAATGATTTTGAGTTTTACGCTAATAGATGCTTAAAGATTCGCCCTAAAGATGGCCAAGTAAAGCCGTTTATCCTCAATAAAGCCCAATTATACATACACGAAAGACTAGAAGAACAACTACGTAAAACTGGAAAAGTTCGCGCTAATATCCTCAAGGGAAGACAACAAGGCTGTTCGACGTATGTTGAAGGTCGATTCTATTGGAAAACAACGCATCGTTATGGTGTAAGAGCCTTTATTCTCACTCACGAAGACGAAGCCACAAAAAACCTATTTGAGATGGCTCAGCGATTCCATGACCAAAACAACCCACTAGTAAAACCATCAACCGGCGGTAATAATGCAAAGGAATTGTATTTTAATGTACTCGATTCTGGTTATAAGGTTGGAACAGCAAGAACAAAAGGAACAGGACGAAGCTCTACTATTCAGTACTTTCATGGTTCTGAGGTGGCTTTTTGGCCTCATGCAGAAGACCATGCCAAGGGTGTGATGCAGGCCATTCCTGATGCAGATGGAACAGAGGTTATAAGAGAGTCTACCGCGAATGGTGTTGGTAACTACTACCATCAGCAATGGAAAGCCGCTGAACGCGGAGAAGGTGAGTATATTAATATATTCATTCCTTGGTTTTGGCAGGATGAGTATAAAAAGCCCATCCCTATTGATTTTGTTATCACTGATGAAGAAACCAAGCTAGCAGAGCAATATGATCTGAATTATGAGCAATTAACTTGGCGTCGCGTCAAAATAACGGAACTATCCGTTAATGGAGCGGATGGAGAAGCCGCGTTTAAGCAGGAATATCCATGTAATGCTGCTGAGGCTTTCCAGCTAACTGGGAAGGTTGGACTGATTAAGCCTGATGTAGTTAATAAAGCGAGAATGTGTACCGCTAATGGTAATGGGATGCTTATTGTTGGAGTTGATCCATCAAGAGGCGGCGATAGATTCTCAATTATTAAACGCCAAGGCCGGAAAGCTTATGATTTGCAAAGCTGGAATGGTGATGCAGTCGATAAGCTTGGTAAACAGGTATCTAAATGCAAAAAGATTCTTGATGATGTCTGTCTTGTTGCTAAAAAGGTGCCTGACATGATGTTTATTGATGCGGGTGGGGGTGCTGACTTGGTTGATAGACTTCATGAATTAGGATATGAAAAGAGAGTCAAAGCCATTGCTTTTGGCTCATCTCCTCTCGATGCTGATAGATATGTCAATAAACGAGGTGAAATGTGGGGAGAATTAAACCTGTGGTTAACCGATGAGAACCTAGACGTAGACATACCAGACGAAGACACGCTCCATGCTGATTTATGCGCCTCGTTATTTCGTAGAGACAGCCACGATAGAATAATTCTATTACCCAAAGAGAAGATTAAGGAAGAATTAGGTTATTCTCCTGATGAGGGTGATGCTCTGGCGCTGACCTTTGCTGAGCCAGTAGGGAACACTGGACCAATAGATCCATACGCATCATTCAGATAGTAAGTACTTGCTAACATCCCTTAACGCGCTATAATAACACTATCCTTTATAGTGAGCGCTTACATGCAAGACAAATCCAAGAAGAAAAACGCGGAAAAGCTTATTAAGCTCGTAAGAGACCGTTATAAAGTCATGATTGAAGCTGACCGCGATAATCGCGAAGAAGCAATGGAAGACATTAAGTTTGTTAATGTTCCCGGCTCTCAATGGGATGACAATATGAAACAAGAGCGAGGCGACCGACCTTGCTATGAATTTAACAAACTCCGAATAAACGGCAAGAAAGTCATTAATGAAATCCGCGCTAATCGTCCATCAGGAAAGGTTCGAGGTGTTGAGGGTGGTGACGTTAAGACCGCCGAAGTCATGGAAGGCATTATAAGAAATATCTGCAACGCCTCTGACATGGATACTATCGTGGACTACGCTGCACAATATCAAGTTGATGGCGGGATGGGTGCGTGGAGAATTACAACCGATTACGCTAACCCAATGGCATTCGACCAGGATATTAAAGTCGAAGTCATCCACAATCCCTTTTGTTTATACGCCGACCCTTCCTCTAAAGACATTCTAAAACGTGACGCGCAAGACTGGATTTATACTGAGCGCATCTCTAAAAAGTCCTTTGAAGACAAATGGCCTAAAGCTGAAAAAGTATCCTTTGAAAGCACCCAATTTGATGACAATAGCGACTGGGAAGACGATGAGACAGTCCGTATTGCTGAGTATTGGTACAAAGAACAAGAAGAGCGCGAAATCTGGTTACTTCAAGACGGAATGGTTATTGACTCAACCGCCGATGGTAGTGAAGATTTAGACCAAACTCTTATCAAAGACCGTAGAATGGTTGACTTTGACGTTATAAAGTCCTGCATTGTTTCGGGTGATGCTGTTTTAGAACAATCCGATTGGGCGGGTGCTTTGTTCCCGTTTATTATTATCTATGGTGAATACATCGTCATTGATGGTAAGACCCAATGGTGTGGATTACATCGTTACTCTAAAGACGCACAACGCTCTTATAATGTATCAAGAACCTCAATTGATGAGTCTATTGCAATGGCTCCACAAGCTAAGTTCTGGGCGACTCCAAAGCAAGCCGAAGGACACACAGATGCATGGGCCGAAGCTCATCGTAAAAACTTCCCATTCAGATTATACAATCCTGACCCAATAGCCCCCGGCGCACCACAAAGAAACCCCGGCGCGGACGTTCCAGCCGCTTTAATGCAGCAAACCCAACTTGCTTCGGGTGATATTGACTCAACACAAGGTATTTTCGGGGATGACCGAGGCCAAAAGACACAAGCGCAATCCGGTGTAGCCGTTCGACAAAGAGAGCAACAAGGCCGTATAGCGACCTTTAACTTCCCTGATAACGTGGGTAAAGGTATTTTAAGAACATGGGAAATCCTTGTTGACCTAATCCCTAAGATTTACGACACAGAGCGAGAAATGCGTATTCTAGGCACAGACGGTGCAGAAGATTACGTCAAGATCAATTCAATGGTTCAAGACAAAGAGACCGGCGAAATGACTGCTTTGAATGACCTTAATCGTGGTCGTTATGACGTGAATATCACTGTTGGCCCTTCCTTCTCATCTAAACGCCAAGAAGCCGCTGAAATGTACACCCAAATGGGTAACTCAAACCCTCAATTATGGGGTGTTGCGGGTGACTTAATTATGAAGTCTATGGACTTGCCGTATGCTGATGAAATAGCAGAACGATGGAAATCTATCCTCCCTCCTGAAATTCAACAGAAAATGAGCGAAGGCCAAGACATACCACCCGAAGCACAAGCGGCTATGGCGCAAGCACAACAAGCTATGCAACAAGTCGAGATGATGATGCAACAGGCTCAGGAAGCCACACAACAAGCTCAAGCCGACAAATCAGAGGCCGAAGTCGATAAGGCTCAAGTAGACACCGCTATTGCTAACTTAAAAACAGAAGAAGCCAAGTTCCAAGCTAAAATCGCTCAGGAACTCGCTAAGATAGCCACAAAAGAAGCGGCTTACACTCAAAAGACCTCACAAGACACATTGAACCAGTTCAACGAGCAAAAAGAACAATTCTTTGAAGCCGATAAACAGTTATTTACCGAGCAAATGGCACAATCTATCCAACACATTAACCAAATGTCACAAGACTTCGCAACACAAGCCGCTGAGGTCTTAGGAGAGATTAAACCAGAACCTAAAAGAAAATTACTTCGAGTGGTCGCTAAACGAACCAATGGACAGCTTGAAGCTATACCAGAGTACGAAGATCTACCTGTGGATTCACAGGGCTAAAATCCGCTTAGAGGCGCAAAATGACAGACCAAAACGATGCAGTAATTGAAGAGGTAATTGAGGAACCAACCGAAGCACTTGAGGCAGAAGCCGTAGAGACTGAGGAAGAAACTCCAGAGCCTACAGAATCATCACCTGTAAACAAAGTACAAACACGAATGGACGAATTAACTAAGTTTGGCCGCACAGAAGAACGTGCAAGGCGTGAAGCTGAAAGAGACCGAGATTATTGGCGTGATTTAGCGACTAAGGAGAAATCCGAAGTCAAGCCTGAGCCGGTTAAACTTGAGGTTAAAACGCTGGAAGACTTTGATTATGACGAAACAGCGTATCAGTCCTATATTTTTGATACAGCACGATCGCAAGCAGTAGAAGCCGCGAAACATGCTCTTCAAGAAGATAAGACGAACAATGATACTCAGGCCCGTCAAAAAGCGTTTCAAGCTAAAGAGGAAAAGTACAGTAAGGTTATGCCAGATTATATGGAAGTCACCCGTGACCAAAATGTAACACTGACAAAGGAGATGGTAGAAATTGCCGCCTCCTCTGATAAAGGGCCTGAATTGCTTTACCACTTGGCGAAAAACCCCGATATTTCCGCCTCTATTGCGCGTTTATCACCATTGGATGCTGCAAGGGAAATGGGAAGAATCGAAGCCACAAAGTTGACTAAAGAAACGAACGTTACGTCCAAAGCACCGCCACCTGCAAAAACTATTAAAGGTGGCGACCCAGTAATTAGCAAAACACCCGAGCAGATGACTCAGAATGAATTTAATGAGTATCGGCGAAAGGTTATAGCTAAACGAGGAAATTAAAAATGGCTAACACATTATCGGTCACTGACCGCGTACTGAAAGAAGCGCAGCGCATCGCGCACGAAAAACTTTCATTCATTGGGACTACTGATTTACAGTATGACTCATCCTTTAAATATGATTCAATGCGTGGGCCTAACGGTCAATCTTTACGCGTTCGTGAACCAAACCAATACACACGCCGTCAAGGCTCTCGTGTTATGGACGTTCAAGATCAAAATGAATCAACACAAACCATCACAGTCGCTACTCAAGACGGTGTGGATATGCGTTTTAATTCTCAGGAATTAATCCAGTCCGTTGATTCAGACGGCGCATTTGACGCATTAAGCAAAAAGTACATTGAGCCTGCTGTCGCGGTATTATGTTCTGGTATCGAGTCTGACTTCCTGACGTATGCAACTAAAAAGACATATAACGTAGCGGGTACTTCGGGTACTCCTGTCACTACGTTAGTGGCTCCAGGTGCTGCACGTGCTAAGTTAAACCAAGGTTTAGCCCCTAAAGATGGAAACCGTTGTATTCAAATGGATTCCGTTACTATGGGCGGTTTGGTGAATGGTGTAGCTGCGTACTTTAATCCAAGTAAGGACATCAGTACTCAATTCCGTGAAGGTCTTGTGGCGCGTACGTCTATGGCGGATTACTACGAGAATGACCGCATGTATTCTCACGCTAATAGCTCAGACGTAACCGGCTTAGCAATCAATCAGGCTAGTTTTGCTAATGGCTTGTCTACTTTGACTATTGACGGTGCAAGTGTTGCTCCAACAGTAGGCTCAGTATTTACAATTGATTCTGTTTTTGCTGTTCACCCTGAAACTAAGGTTGCTTACAGCCATCTACAGCAATTCGTTGTAACTGATACCGTTACTCCAACAACAACTGATATTAGTATCTCTCCAGCAATTTACTGGACAGGCCCTAAGCAGAATGTTAACGCTTCACCGGCTGACAATGATGCATTTGTGTTTGTTGGTGCTGCGACTACTTCAATTGCTCAAAACCTGATGTACCATAAAGAAGCATTCCAGTTTATTACTGCTGACTTGCCAATTATGGATGATGCTCACAAGTGCGTTAGTTCAGTGAATGAAGGCTTATCAATGCGTATCTGGCAAGGTTCAGATATTCGTAACGATGAGTTACT